ATGATTTCTAAGATCAACATTGTTAGACATTTCCAAGATGTTGAGTTTTGTCAAAGCCGACCTGTTGAGACTACATTAGGGTGGTTAATGTGTCGTGAGCCAATGAGAGCTATTAATAGAGCCCTGTGGAAGCTAGGAGCCGTTCCGCACAATATTGAAGATTATTTGGCTACAATTGGTATAGGTGAAGGACTTTGCTCCCCAGAAATGCCCATCATTTCTATCCTGTCTAAGATTTATCGAAGCTTTGGTGGCAAGTACAAAGCACACTTTACTATGTATCGTCCTGAGGTCATGTCCTGCGTTAATCGGTTCATTATGCCTTCTGCAAGATCCCGAGTAAGCTTTTCTAATGCATTCGGAATTGATCCATTGGTGCAAATTTTAATTGAAAAAGAAATCTTAGACATGGTGTTGTTATACTAGATATAACTAGAACGATGGTTCAATATCAGCCAACTACTGATAATGGAGTACAATATGTACAAGAGGTCATTGCACCAAGTGGCCCAACTAGCTGTACTGGCCCTCCTGACGGGAACGATCAGGCTGCCACTACTGCCAAGACACGTGATCAATTTGTCGTGTCGCGACCTTCATGGTTGTTACCACAATCTGTCGAATATGTGATCTTTCGACCCCCATACTACGTTCAGCAAATAGTATGTGTGGCGTTTAATACGTCCACTGTAACCACAACTGAGTTGAGACCTTTCATTCGTTACGTTCTCAACAGTATCCCCACTGATGTTTGGTGGAATAAGCAGCTCCCAGGATGGCACAATCCTGCTGATTACACCATATATGATGACCAAGGTACTGTGGTCACCCCGCCAGTATTTGCACTAGGTTGGCATTGCCCAGCCTTGTTGCGTGACTTCTTCACTGAGTTTTCGGCATCTCCAGAGATTCTAAATAAAGCTCGTGAAATACGAAGTTGGGGACGCTATTTGACTGTAGCTCCGGTTGCTAATGCCACTCAATTGAAGGGTAGAATAGCTTCTGCATCACTGCAGTTTAATAGTGCATTAAATCCAACTTATTTGGCAGGACAGGGTGGGACCGCTGGTCCAAATGCCTTGCCGCCTCCTATCCTTAACTCGCCTGTTGGTTTTGATGCATTAACTTTTTCCGTGCAAGTTAGCGCTACTAGAGTGTTTATGTACGATGGTTTTAGATGGCACAACCATCCGTCCATAAATGATGGTACATCATGGACTTTCACCATCATGTATCCTTTTCCAATTTACAACACAACTGCTTCTGCAGTGTTGATTGGAGAGAATACTGAGGTGAACGTAATTGTCTCTCGAATTGGGACTAATTATAGTCTCAATGTCGGTCCAATAAATGCTATTGGAGCCCCACCAGTTGCTACTCAAACCGCCCGTGTTCGTATTGGCTCCGTGCCCAGCTCGGTACCATGGGACGAAATTGCTAGGTATAGCATTACACCTGAGTTCGCGTTTGAAGCACTGTTGCAGGCCGATGAAAAGAGTTATTCCAACAATTTCATTGAAGGTGCAACCGGTCGACAGGCCCAAGGTAAAACTTGGCCTGAGTACACTTCTGTGAGAGAATGGCGTCCACTCATTAGAGCTGGAACCAACGTAAAACAGGTAGTTATCGATGCCGCTTGCATCAAAC